ATGACCAGAATCCATTGGTAGCAGTCACTAATATATTCTCTTGGGGATTCACAGGTATCAACTTTCATTGGGGTCAATCACGCAGATATACATGGGATGAAGTTGTTGGCCAACTCTATCAAGTTACAAATGAGGAGTTACAAGACCTAAATACTATACCATTTGCGAAGTTTCGTATAAATAACTAAAAAGATATATGTCAGAACCATTACCAGGATCAGTTACTGTTGCACCAGATGGTCAAACATACATCTACTTTGGAGGTGTGTGGGGAAAAGCTGAGGGAGTAACTGGTGGCATAAAGGTTGATTACAATACTTTGGATATAAAACCTGAAACTTCCTTTAATGATGCTGTAAATAAAATCAAAAATACAGATAATGCAAATGTAAATAATAAATGGTTAAGAGATCAGATAAAGGAATATAATGTTCCTACACTACAAAATCAATCTCAAGTTGATCAATTTTTAAATGGAGAAAAAGTTGATGGGTTTCCACAATTTGATGATTCAACAACAGAAACAAGGAAAGCACAGGAAAATGCAAGATACGCAGCTAAACAAGCTGATATAAGAAAGAATAGACTTGCAAGATACGGTAAAAGAAGACAAGGTGGAATATTAAGATATCCAGCAGAATCTCTCACAGAACATACTGACTACTTACAAATTGATATTGAAAGATATGCAGAAATAGGTACTAGTTATGTAAATCAAGCTGGTGATGATGCAAGATATGTTACAGGTAATCGTAGAACAAATGCTGCTGGAAGATCAAGAAGATTATCTCGTAAACCTTTAATAAATGCAGGAACAATTTTATTACCAATACCAGCACAACTACAAGATACCAATAATGTTGTATATGGTGAATCACGATTGAATGGTCTTGCAGCTGCTGGTGTTGATTTTGTTGGAGATGCTATGAGTACATTAGGAAGACAAATAGCAACTGGTGGGGTTGGTTCTCTTGACTTAACAGATCAAACTCAAAAATTTAAAACAGCTTTAGAGAAGGGATTAGGGGGTTCAAGTGAAGAAGCTAAGAACGTTGCTGCAGATCTTGTAACTAAAAAATTAGCATCAGAAGCAGTCAATATTTTTGGTGCGAACGTTACTCCAAATCAACTTTTAGCAAGAGGTAATGGTGAAATATTAAATCCAAATATGGAACTCTTATTCAGTGATGTTACAATAAGAAACTTCCGTTTTTCTTTTAAATTAACACCTCGTAATGCAAGAGAGTCAGAGCAAGTCAGATTAATTATTCGTGCATTTAAAAGAAACATGGCACCACAAGCACAAGGTGGAGTTTCAGATGGTAGTAATTTCTTTTTAAGAACACCAAATGTTTTTAAACTGAGATATAGGAGTGGCAGTAAAGATCATCCATTTTTAAATAAATTTAAGCAGTGTTTTCTAACCGATATGCAGACAACATATACTGCTGATGGTGTATATTCAACTTATGATGATGGCACACCAGTTTCAATGCAATTAGATTTATCATTCAAAGAATTACAACCAATTTATGATATTGATTATGATGAAAGACCTGGTACAGGAGCAGTAGGATACTAATGGGATATTTCAGAGAACTACCAAATTTAAGATATCCTTCTTTTTTACCAGAGAAGATATCCTCACTTGACTTCATTGAAGTAAAAAATATATTTCGTAGAGTTAAATTAAGAGATGATTTGCAGAATAATTTTACGGTATTTGATAAGTATGAAATAGGTGAAGGAATGAGACCAGATACAGTTGCTGAAGAATTGTATGGTAGTTCAGATTTTGATTGGATTGTGATTACGGTTGCAGGTATTATTAATATAAGAAATGAATGGCCACTTAATAACAGAGATTTATTTAACTATGCTGATTTAAAGTATGGTGATAGTTTAAATTCTGCTAGATTTTTTGAAACAACAGAGGTCAAAGATGCTACTGGAAGATTAATACTACCAAAAGGAAAAGTTGTAGATAGTAATTTTACTATCCCAAAACCAGGTGAACCAAACGCAACTTTAAATCCTGTAGTTGGTATTAGTAATTATGAATATGAGACACGTTTAAATGAAGAGAAAAGAAATATATTTATTTTAAGAGAGGAATATTTACAACAATTCTTAAATGATATGAGAGAAATTATGACATATGCAGAGTCCTCTGAATTTTTAGACGAAAGAACAATACAAACGGAAAATACTAATATAACATTGCCATAAAAAAAGGAGGTCGTTTGACCTCCTGTATGCTTATTCTTCTGCGAGTTTCGCAAAGTACGATAATGCATCATCCTCTTCTTTATCTACTGTTGAAGTAGTTGGAGGTGCGGATACTGCAGCAGATACTAATTCTTCTGCTGAACCACGATCATTATCTTCATCGAAGACCTCTGGATCTTGTGCTGGTCTCTTGCTTCCAAGAACATATTCTAATCTCTTCTTAAGATCTTCATATGACTTGAACTGATCAGGAGCAACAATCTCTGCGAGTGAGAATTGCTTTTTCCATAATGCTTCAAGAGCATCATCGTCATCAAGTAGTGGACTTACTGCAGCGAACTCAGAACTATCATAGTTCCTATATCCTGCTACATTCTTTGCCTTCAACTTGAAATTAGCACCTTGCCAGAAATCAAACGGATCAATTGCTTCTTCATCCTCAAACTCTGGTTGCATTGCTGCAGTTAGTTTGTCAAATATTTTTTTACCATACTTGAACAAGAATACTTTTCCTTCGTTCTCTGGGTTTGTTGGATCTTTCACAACGTAAATGTTACTCATGTAAGTAAGTTTACGTTTTTGTTTCCGTGCTGTTTCTTTTCCTGCATCGGTTCCGTTGTTCCAGAGTTGAGTGTTATACTCAGAAACAGGGTCTTTACCACCAAGAGTAGTGAGACTATTCTCTATATACCAACCACCAGGACCTTGAAAGGCATGGGAGTATAGTTTTACAAAAGGTAGATCCTCATTTTCGGGTGCAGGTAGGAAACGGATAACAGCATATCCATTACCACTTTTATCTACATCTAACTTCCATGTGCGTTCGTCACCAGACGCACCGTTGTTATTCATTTTCTCAACTTCTTTAACTAACTTTGCAGTTAGAGAGCCAAGCTTAGATTGTTTTTTTAAGTCTTTAAAAGACATTGTATACCTCGGATAATTTGATTGGGGGATTGTTTTAATTATAACAAAGAGAGATTAATTAGTCAACACTCTGTTTGAGTTTGCCAATGGTGTCATCCATTGCCTTAAAAATAGATGGCATATCAGTTCCTTCTGGGAACCCCATACCTTCTAGGGACTTACGCAATTGATTTTTCATATCTTTTGCTTCTGGATCATCTGATAAAGATAATCGAGTCCACATTGTTTTTTGTTTATTCAATAGAGTTTCTAATTTATCTACATGTTCCTTCTGGTCAGTAGAACTTAGAAAACCAAAACCAAACATCTTTCCATAGATGCTAGTTTGCAGTCTATTAATTTCAGATAATTCTTCACGGACTATTTCCGATTCAAAAAATCTCATTTTTTCTTAGTCTCCACAACTTCTGGTTGTACTGGTTCCGTTTTACTTTCCTCGATTTGCTCAAGGACATCAATTGCTCCTAGAAGTTTCACACGGGTTTCAGTTAATTTATTTAATTGATCCGTCACTTCTTTGAGTTGAGATTTAAGATTTTCAAGCACTGTCGCATTGTCAAGAGCCATTACGAATAACCTCCTTTAATAATTTTTTGTAATGAAACACATTAATATTTATGAAAGGACTATACTTATTAATTTTCATTTTGACGGATTCCCACACTGGGTCGTCAAGTTGTTTGTCAAGGTTTTTTACGAAAGAAAATATCTTTTCGTAGATTACCAAGATCTCTAAGTTTAGTTCTCCACCCAAGTGTTTCTTGAGTATTTTTGGGTGTCCCTTCGAGCAGTTGAATACTTCGTCCAAGTCGTTCTCGGATAACAATCTCTCGGATTGTTCTTTGAACAAGTATCTTAAACTCTGTTGAGTCTTCATCCACTCTGAGTAATTTCTTTCGCCAGAATTTATAATTTCTCCAATCCATAAGTTTTCTGGGTTTGT